ATCCCGGCGCAGCGTTTGCCGACAATTCAACATGTATTTTATAAGTTGTCGTCACGTTGGCGGTTGTTCCCGGTAATCCGAATCCGATTACTTGCGGGTTGTTTGGTGCCGTTGTAGTTATTGCGCCAGCCGTATTGGACAAATACAATCTTTCTCCCGGCGTCGCATTGGATGCACCGGCAAGTATTCCGTCCGTGACGATTTCAACGACGGAGTTGGCCGCGCCTCCCTTGCCGATAAGTCCTAAAGCCGGTCGTAAAGTGGCATCGTCGGCATCGGCTTTGTAAATCTTATTATCCGATGCTTTGATGCAGACTGCCTGCCCGACCGTCAGTGTTTCACCGGCAGTGCCGGGAAACCGGTCGTTTTTCACCTGCCAGAAACTACCGGCAAACGCTATGCAGCAGAACACAGTGACTGCAAAAATGCAGATCAATATGCCTATGAGAGAATTAAAAAAGTTGCGCTTCATGAGTTTTTTCCTCCTAGTTCAAAAATATTCTTTTATGCGGCGGGCGACGGATCGCCCGCCCTGGTTTTACGTTTCACCTTTCACGCTTCACGACCGGCTGAGCCGGTCTAAGCCACTATCGCGCCGTAGCCTCCGCGATAATCGATATTCGCGCCCGCGTATTCATGGCGGATCTTGTAACGGATCTTGTCCGCTACAAAAACCTGCTCCGCCTGGACGCCGTCGCACACAAACAACTCCGGATCTTCCTTACCGTTGAGATAACCCATTTCGATAAGGTCGATAACTTCCGGAGGCAAAAGCATGAACCAGTCGTTCGTGTCGGTCAGCAGCGGATTAATAACGCCGTTGACTTTGCCCTTCAGCGGGTTCCGGACTTTGGTCGTCAGATCGTTGGAGGAGAAGTAAAAATCATCTTCCGCGATCTGCTGTACGGTCGTAATCAAATCAATGGGTCCGAAAAGATTCGGTTGAATACTCGGATCGGAAAGCAGGCCGATGCGTTCACCGGAATCCTTTTCCGTCATCTTGCCCAGGGCAAGATAAGCTGTCAGCGCCGTCGCGTTGCTCAGTGCCGTGGATCCGAGATTGCCATGACCGGCTGTAAACATGGCCGTGCCGTCGGAACAATTCGCGTTGGCGGTAATAAGAGCCCATACATATTTGGCGTGTGTTCTGCGCGCCGCCCGGCCCAGACCGTCAATCAAACGCTGAATGATGCTGACATCATCGTTGATGATAGTCTTGCGGCTGATCGAAAGAATATTTCCTTTTTGCGCGACGGTGTAGCTGGACTCTTCGTCCGTTACACCGGCAATTTCCTTGTAATCACCGCTTTCGGGATCCGCCGTTGCCAGATCCGGGAAACCGCCGACCAGGACCGCTTCCTGGGTACGGAAATCCTTGACGGATTTCTTGATTGAAATGAGTTTCTCTTCCAGGAAGGCCATCGCCTTGTAAATGCCGACAAGTCTGCGGCCCAGCGTATTGCCCATGACATACGTAAATGTCCCGCTGGTGATATCCATCGAACTGCGCAATTCCGGAGCCAATGCCTTGCGGTTGAATCTTCCGGATACTTCATGATCGCCGGTGAAATAAGAATACATTTCCCGAAGGCTGGAGAAAGACGGGACATCATCGAATCCGTCATAATCCTGGACGCTGCGGACATCTTCGAAAACCGCTTTGCCGTCCAGCCTTCGCAATTTGGCCATATCGATCATGTCCTGCTTTTTCAGGCCGAACATCTTATCCGCCGCCATGCAGGCGCGCGCGAAAGAACCGAGACCACCGCTGATACTTCCCGCGCCGATGACGATGACTTGTGAATCGTGGATCTTGGCCAGATAATCCTTCTCGGCGGTTATGGCTTTGTCCAGATCCTCTGACGCAAAGGCACGGCCATCAAACTGCGACCTGATGCGTTCTATGGAGACCGCGGGTAAAGCGAGATCGGCGTCCGCCAGTTTTTTGTCGAGCGCCATGCCGCAACGCATAATGACCAGTTCGTCTTTTGTAACCAGTTGGGTCTGGTCGATTTGATTTCCGCCGTCCTTCGGCTCCATCGCCATGCGAACCAATCCGTCGATTTCCTGATCGGTGAGAACTGCTTCGTCCTTACCCACCAGGAGATCAGGCCTCTTCTGCTTAATCAGGGCTAAAAATCTTTTCATGCTGTTTTCCTCCTCTTGAGGGGCAGGCATCCCTGCAACTGCCCGAATGAATTTTCCGCCTGCGGCGGGTCTGCTTACAACATCGAGCGAATCCGCCCTGTTGAAGCCGTTGATATCAACTACCTTCCGTCCATCAATAACCGACTGGACGCCTCTGATCATTCCATCCCAGGATAACCCGTAAACATTTTTCCCCTGAGACATGGCCGCAAGCATATTCTTTCCCAGCCACTTGGCCGAATCCAGAAAGTGAACAATACCCTTCAAGCCTTCATTGGCCGCATATTTCACGTTGTCGAGCCAGCCTATTTTGTTTTTAACCAGGAACTGTTTAAGATCGAAAATTTCAGAAGGAACATGAGTTGCGCCTGTCGGCAGTTCAAAGAGATTAACGTCAAGCCCTTCGAATGCCACCAAAGTATCCGCCCGCGACAACATATTTTCAGACATATGAAATCCGTTTTTGGTAAAGCCCGGCGCGCAGATAATCACTTCCCATTCCGTGCCTTCGGGATTTTTCGCTTCGCCCATTCTGACGATCAAAGCGAATTCATCGTCGCTAATCTGAGGTTCCACATCCAATCCCATTGCCGCCGTACGCGCTTCCACCCACGTACTTTCCACTTCCACAGGCGTTTCACCCAGAGTAACTTTGCCGTCCATGATCGACCAGGCGATCTTGTAGAACTTACTCTGCAGAGAATAAATCAGGAAGGATGGATAGACTTCTTCGATATAAGCTTCGTAGGCTGGCGCATTTTCTGTGCCTCTGCCTATATCGTCAAACCGCGCATGAATGACCTGCCGCAGCAGATCGCGGATATCGTCCAGGCTCAGCTCCGCCGCCATGCGCGCGAGCGTTTCAATTTCCTGATCGGAAAGTTTGTCCGGATCCTTACCTTCCAGCAGGGCTGGCTTCTTAGTTCTGATCAGATCAATTTGCTTTTTTCGTTTCACTTTTTCCTCCTGTCACTACAGTCCAGGTCTTTTTCTATTCACCATTCACCATTCACAATTCACGCGCTGTTATTTAGCGCCTTTCCCCGCAATAACCTTGCGAGGTTTCGGAATGCCGGTGATTGCTATTTCATCCAGATTTTCAACCTTGTCGCCATCTTTGTAGCGTACGCGTGTTCCACCGTTGGTCAGGATAATCGCTTCGCCTGTAGCCTCATCGTATCTGCTGCCCATTACAAATTTTCTGCCGATTCCAAACGCCTTACATGCCGCCGCAATCAATTTGTCTCCGATTGCGTTTTTGTCATTTTCACCGTCTGCCATAATACTTTCCTCCTAAATTTAAGTTATATTTACCGGCCTATGCCGCTTGCGATTGACTTTTTTCATCCGACCAGCCATCCATCCAGGGAACCGAAAAGCAGGAGCAATTTATAATATTTTTTGCCGAACCTGCCGGATCGCGCGGATACATCAGCTCTTCGCCGCCGACGTTAAACGGTTTATCAACATCGCGTGTCTGTCCGACTGCTAGATCGTGCGTTATCCGATGTATTTTAGAAACTCCGTGCTGCCATTTTTTTTTCAATCCCGGAACTACTTTAGCCGCCTTCTCCATGCGCATTTGGTTTGCACTTTCTAAGATCATTCCGCATTCCTGCCGCGTTATCGTTTCCGCCCGCGCGGCGATTGAAGAGAAGATGCCCTTGTCGGTCAGGTTATTGCCGACCGCCTGCATAACCTCGAACGGCGTTTTCTGGCCCATCAGACCCATCGCCATTTCGTTATAGATTTTCCCGGCGGCATCCGCGCCCAGGGATTGCACTAGATTTTTAGAAATACCCTGCACAGCCACTAACACGGCTGTATCAATAGCCGGGATGCCTGCGTAAATCCCGACCACATTCAGTGTTGAATCAACCATGCCCTGCCCAAAATCCCAAAAATCATTTATGCCGGTTTTTAAATCCTTGCCGTATTGAGTGGCGAAATCAGCCATCGCGCTGTCAATCGCCGCTTTGAGTTTCGGCAGTTGATAAAGCTGCCAGTCAGTCTTGGCGACAGTGGCCGCAACTTGCTTGCGGGCGACATTAAGCCGGGCGATAGCTTGAGCAACCTGGTCGTCGCCCATGCTCTCCGCCTTCGCGATTAATTTCTGGACTTCTTTGTCGTAAGCTGTCGCCATATTTCCCTCTGTCATTCCCGCGTAGGCGGGAATCCAGTATTTTCTAACCCGCACTCTTTACATGCGGTCTTGATCATCTTTCTGGCTTTTTCT